GCTGCACAATCGTAGCTGGTGGTTCACCTAACGTATTTGCAGGAGGATAATATATGGCACTACCATCAGCAAAACCAGCAGCAGGAGCAGACCCATTGGACAAATCTCTGAGCCTTGAAGCAACTCCCTTGGCAACTGAGTATGGATACACCTATGAAGCCGCAGTTGCTGCAAAGACAGAGTGGGATACAAAGGTTTCTTCTGCATTCGCAGCATATGATATAACGGATGTCTTTAATGAACTGGAAGGCAGTCAAAATAATTCGGATTATCGTGAATTGATCTATAGGCAATCTGTCTATAATATTATTGGAAGTAACCTCACAAACCTCTTTGTCGAGCTTACAGATAAGGATATTGCTGTATGGTATACTCAACAGGCAAGGAAATATCTTCACTATTTTGTCAAGTTGATTCAGAATAAGATCGAAAGAAATCCCGGTGCCTTTCTGAGTCTGAGTCAAAGTATTCCATTTGATGATATCATTCGACCCAATAAGGAAATTGCCAAGGATATCGTAATGCTTCCCGGTAAATTCATGAATCCTGTAACAAGGACACGATTTACAAAGGAAGAATATGACCGACACATAGAGTTGTTGGATAGCATTCGTAACACTGTCAAGGGCATCTATGCTGATGAGGGTGGGGCGGAACTTTATGCGATATATGTCATTGGGACAGGTAGAAACTTTCCGAATAAATAGTTCATATGTCAACAGCATCTTCAGATAAAAACATAGATGGAGTCAGACCAATTGATGTCGTCCCAACTTTGTTTGCAGACTTGTCTCTTGGCTTTAATCTTCATCCAAACACCAAAGATATTCGACCTATCACTGACCTGAATGCAGTTCGTTCAGCAGTGAAGAACCTTGTTTTGACGAACTTTGGAGATAGACCTTTTCATCCTGAAATTGGAGGCAATGTAGCTGGTCTTCTCTTTGAGAATGCTGATTTCTTTACTGCTGATGCAATGAGAACAGAGATTCACAGAGTATTAAGTAGGTTTGAACCTAGAATCGATAATGTCGTGGTTCAGGTATTTGATGACATTGATCGCAATGCGTTCAAGGTCAATATCGGTTTTAATATCACTGACTCTAGCATAGAGCAGGAAGTAAACTTTTATCTCACAAGAATAAGGTAATCCAACATGGCAGGAAAAAAACTCAATGTAACGGAACTAGACTTTGATGCAATCAAACAGAACATCAAGGACTACTATAAGCGAGATGGAGGACCATATAAGGATTGGGACTTTGAGGGTTCTGGTCTGAATCATCTTCTGGATATCCTTGCATACAACACACACTATAATGCGATTCTTGCTCACCTTGCTGCCAATGAAGGTTTCATTGGATCTGCCCAGCTAAGAAAGAATGTTGTTGCTCGCGCCAAGACTCTTGGATATCTACCTCGTTCATTCACTGCTGCAACTTCTACCATCAAATTGACTGGTGCAGATGTTGGTAGCCTTACAACAGTTCCCAAGAACACTGTTTTCTCTACCTCTGTTGGCGGCAATTCATACGAATTCATTACACTGAATGCCTTCACTGGAACCTTCGGGGCATCTGGAAAGGAGATTCAGGTCAAGCAAGGAACTCTCAAGACAGTCCAGTATACATTCGATGCTTCTGATACCAATGTGAGATATGAGATTCCTGATTCCAAGGTTGATGTCTCTACTCTCAGAGTCACTTCATTTCCTCATGGTAATACCTCAAGCAGCACTCTCTATACAAAGTTTACTGAGTTGTCTAATGTGACTTCAACCAGTGATACATATTTTGTCTTTGAGAATCCAAGTGGGTTTTATGAAATTGAATTTGGTAACGATGTTGTTGGTAAAAAACCATCACCCGGAAGTGTAATTTCTATTGAGTATCTTTCCACTGATGGGGCTGAAGCCAATGGCGCATCTGAGTTTACTCTGAGCAGCAATCTTTCATCCTCTGGTGGATTAGTTCTTACAGATATTGTTGTTTCTAGTGCCACTATTTCTTCTGGTGGTGGTGACCGTGAATCCATTGAAGAGATTCGTTTCAATGCTCCACTAAGTTTTACCTCTCAGGACCGTGCTGTTACTGTGGATGACTATAAGGCTCAGATTCTCAATGCCTCTGATGCAACTGCTGTTTCCGTCTGGGGTGGTGAGGATAATGATCCTGTTGACCTTGGTGCTGTTTATATTAGTGCCAAGCAAGCAGACAATGCCGTTCTTACTGATTCTCAAAAGTCAGACCTTAGAAAACTTTTAAGAGATAAAGGCGTCTTGACGCTGAGACATGAATTTGTTGATCCGAAATTCATCTATATCTACTTTGATATCTTTAGCAAATTCAATCCCAACTTGACGACACTGAATTCTGATACTCTGGGTGCAAAGATTACCACCACGGTAAGTAATTTTGATTCCACTGCCTTGATTGAATACAACTCAATTTTTAGATTCTCCAAGTTTCTTCGGGAGATCGATAACACAAGCCCTGCTATTCTTAGCACTGCTGCTAGACTCTATGCATATCGTAAACTAGAGTTGAACCAAAAACTTTTTGATACGGATACAGACACGGTAAGTGTAGTTGATTTAAGTGGCAGGAACGCGGTTCAGGAATGGAAACCAAACAGATTCTTTCCTGAAGATGACCTGTTTTTCTTTGGTAACAATGTCTACAAGGTCACCAAAAGTGGTCAGACTGGCAGAAATGCACCAAAGACAAATGGGGACGGAACATCAAACACCCTTGAGTATAGTTTTGAGGGTCTGTTCTCTGAAAAAGCCTTGACAGACCAAGAGAAAAAACTGCTATCATTTGACTTCACCTTTGCACTTGATGAAGAGGAAACTGATATTGTCTATAGTAAAGAAACTGCTACAGATAACTTTAAGATTGGGGGACAGATTTATCGCTTTGGGACACAAAAACTTGACAATCTTCCTTCTCATATTCTTGCGCTCACAATATATCAAACAGTAGATGGTAAAAGAAGTCACTACAGCACAGGAACAGAGACAGGTTCAGTATTTTATGGTCTTGTCAATGTTTCAACTGGTGTTGTATATCTTGGTAAACCAGCAGCAGAACTTGCGGGTGTTGCCAATAAAAGGGGTGCAGCGTTCACACCCAGTAAGGAGTATAGGGTTGGTGATATCTTTCATATCAACAGTTATGTGTATGAAGTTACTGCTGCTGTTGATGGGGAGGATGATGACGCAACTGCAACCAGTGGAACAACCACACCTTCCAACTCCAAGGATGAGGGATTGGTTTCCGGTGAGATTACCTATAAGTTCGTGAGAGAATATATCAATATTCAGAAACTGCCTACGATTGATGATGCTGCGAACAATAAAGTAATCAACCTATACACTCGCCCTGCATCAAATGACATTGCAGCAAAGAGAAATACGATTATTGAAATTGATGATACCTTGACATCAATAACAGCAGAGATTGATGATGCTGCTCTTAGAGGTAACAACTCAGCTATCAAGGACTATGTAACACATAACAGAGACAAAGATATCACGTAATTATGCACGATTCTGTTGCCAATGCCACACCAAGAGCGCATGAGTCCGCAAGGGTAAATGATCTTTTACCAGAGCAACTCAGAGGTTCTTCACAAAACCTTGTCAACTTCCTCAAGGAATACTATGACTATCTGAATCAGGATGGTCTTCCTTCCAAGGAACTTCGTCATATCGTTGTGGAGAATGATATTGATGAAACATCTGCAAAGTATCTTGACTCGATTCAGGATGAAATTGCATCGATTGTTCCCAATTCAGACTACATGGATCGAGTAACTCTGTATAAGAGAATTGTCCACTACTATCGCTCCAAGGGGACCATTGAATCAGTTTATACTTTCTTTCGCATCTTCTTCAATGATGTAGATGACCTTCAGATTGAGTATGGAGACAAACCATACACCTATCGTATTCGAACATCAAAACTTCCTGCTGGTGGTCAGGAATGGAGAAGTAAATTCCGCAAGCTTGCTCATCCTGCTGGTCTTAAATTTAACGTCGCAACTTTGGTTGAGGCTGGTGTTGTTGGTGGTGGAGATTTGTCCAAGGTAAGAGCGGGATGGGACCCTGATTACTGGTTCGATGGCGACTCCCAGAATGAAGATTATTGGGCAGAACATGATAAGTGGCATTATGATCTCCTCCCTCCTAATCGCAGAAAGGAGATAGAGACTTTTGCAGAACCCATCTTGAGGTACGCCTTGGATAAGGAATCCAGTATTTCGGGCGCATCAGGTTTTGTAGTCGAGGAGGTTACGAACACGATAGAGGGTCAAAATGGTTATATCAGCCCATCTCAAGGACCCACATGGAATAGCACAGAGGAAGCTTTTGAGTTTGATGGAGTTGATGATAGAATTTATGCCAATACAGATTTTAGAATGGATGGTCTGGACCCTTCGAACGAAGGGGATCTCAGTTGGGACTACTTCACTGATTCTGAAGGAAACCGAGTTGGTCTATACCAGTTTGATGAGGAAGATGCCTTTACAATTTCATTATGGCTGAAGACAAGCCAGACAGCAGACAGTATTCTGGTTTCTTCCCGTGATGCAAATGGTGTTGGTCTTGGGAAGATTGATGAGAAGTTTGCTGTGATTTACATTCAGGAAGGTGGGGACTCTGATGCATCAGATGGTATTCCAGTGATTCTTTCATCAACCACCTCAATCGCTGACGGTCAATGGCACCACTTGGCGTATGTCTATGATGGAAACCGCTCAGGTTCCCTCTGGGTTGATGGTGTGAAGGAAGCCACAGACACAAGTATCAACCTTGAGTCTTTCTTGGATGATGGTGTTTCCCGACAACACACTTTCCATCTGTCACAAATCATGGGAGGGTATGTTCCTAATGAGTCTCAGGGGAATGAGGGAACTGTCCACACATCAGGGTATCTCCGAGATTTTCGAGTCTATACTTCAAATCTCACTGACCTGAACGCTCGATTTCTATATGGGTCTGGAGCTAATTCCACGGCAAATCCATATCAAGCTCTTGACCTAGACCCATTCACTGCATACTTTCTTTCCAAGTATGAACCTCCGGTAGATGTCTTGGTGAAAACTCTGGTCAATGCACAGGCTGGTCTTCGCTGGAGGTCTGGTGCAATTGACAGAATCAGTGGAGATGATTATGCAGCAAACATTTATGGTGATGATTCTGATGGTGAAATCTATGGTGACCCGCCAGCAGAAATTATTGAATCTCGCGTTCTTGATATCATGTTTGTCATGTCTCCTTTCCTTGAGGATGCCAGAGATTCCTTTGTCCATACTCAATATCAAGCACAAGATAAATTCTTTGACCCCGGTGAATCTATTGGCTCATATGCAAAGCTAGACTTCAATGAACTTGAGAAGGAATTTGACTTTAGTGTAAATCGTTCACCATTTTCTGTCTTTGGGGCTGATGTTGATGTCATTCCTCATACACTTAAATTCCTTGAGGGTGTTAACGATTCTGATGATGCAAATATCAATGACCGTGCATCCGAAGACGGTGATGGTCTACGCATTCAATTGAATAGTGCCACTTCAGCGGGTAATAATTTTAAATTCAATATTAACCTTGAGAACGAAGACAATCTTGATGATGCCGATTACACTTTGTATGATGACTCTGATAACTACAATGATTCTCAGGGAGATGCATTCTTGATTGTTCGTCCAGAAAGATATCAAGACTATAATCAGGAAATTCTGAATAATGGATACTATGCAGCAGGGACAAGCACTACTGCATACCTCAAAGTCTATCAAGCCAATACAGCATCTCAAACTGTTGGTGTTCCACTAACAATTACAGC